TCTAGGGTCTTGCTCAAGACCTTGACCGCAGAACGGGCGAGCATGGGGTGCTGGTCGCTCCCCCTCACCTCAACATGCAGGGCGTTCTTCTTGCTCATGCGACGTTCATCCTTACTTCTGGCCAGGGCTCAAGACGCTGTCGCAGCGCCGCCATCCTACGCTGCCGAGTCCCGGACCGGGCGATACGTCAGCCGCTTTCCTTCTGCGGCCGTGATGGCGGCCTGGGTGCGGGAACCGTCGTCCATGTGTCGGGTGCTGTGCCGGAACTCGAACTCGCAGAGGTAACGGTGCAGGTGCGCCTGCTGACGGAGTGGAAGGTGCCGTACAGGCCCCGCTTGAGGAGGCTGAGCGCGCCCGTCGGCCCCGGGGAGCCCGTGTGGAGCCCGTGGAGCCCGGGGAGCCCGGGGGGGCGCCGTGCCGTTCGAGGAGCGTCAGACGTCAGGCGTCAGGCGCAGGTACTGACACGGGCCTCCCTGCTCCTGGCTGGCGCGACTCGGCGGGCGTCTCGCGCTCGAGCCAGTTCGATGCCGCCACGCCCGCCAGCGCGGGGCTCAGTCACTCCAGCGCTGCAGCGATGTCGCGGGGCTCAGTCACTCCAGCGCTGCAGCGATGTCGCCGGGTTCGGCGAGCTCGCCGCGCGCGGCCAGGTCGCGGATGCGCTCCGCGTACGCATCCTCGCCATCCGGCCACGGGCGCAGCACGCAGTAAACGCTCATGCGGTCGTCTAGAAACATCTGTGCCATCAGCTGTGCGTAGACCCCCTCTCTTCGCTGTTCATCTTCGGGGGACAAACGACTGAAGCGCTCTTGAACCACACCGTCTCCATGACGTTCAGCGATCACAACATTGGTCAAGTCCCAAAGGACCGACGTCAGCCGCGCCCCGGCCCCTGCGGCGCGACGGCCGCGAACGATATCGTCAAAGACATCCCTCTCAACATTCACTTCATAAGAGAGCTCGCCCTTGCGCCACAAGCGCAAGGTGCCGTCCGCGTGAAACCGGCCGTCAGCCACCATACGCGTCAAGACCAAATCACCGATCGCCTTGTACGTGAACAGCCACTCAGGACTCCGCTCGGTCATGAACTGGTCTGTTACACCCAGGCTCCGGCACGCTCGGAATGTGCGGTTTGTGATCTCGAACACACGAACCAGCGACTCCTGCGCAAGGCTCAGCCGAGCGTCCTTCGCTGCATCAGCGACAGCCGCGAGAGACTTCTTGGGTAAGAAGTGGCTCTCCGCGATCGCATCGATCTCATCAGCTGTGAGGTACGTGCGCGGCGCCACCATGACAACCGGACGCGTGGCACTCAGCTCGGACGCGCTGTGGCGAGAGGCGCTCGTTCCGCACCCCATCCCCATGAGCCCCAGAATCGTCAGCAAGCCAGCACACCACGGCCAGCCCCTAGCAGGCATCGCCCCCTTGGCATTCATACCCACAGGCTACCACCCCCTGGAGAGAGCGGGCGCCACAGCCGGCCGAAGCGGGTCCTGAGAACGATCGGTTCACGACCCACCCTGCTCCCGCTGTTCTCGATCCCAGACCGCGAGGATGCCCGCGTTCGTCACAGGGATGCTGTTCTGGATCATCCGCTCCTCGATGCGCAACACCTCGTGCGGCGGCACACGGCTCGCAGGAATCTCGAAGCGGCTCTCGGTGTCCGTGAACTCGATGCCGAAGAAGCTGCTGGTGCCGATCACTCGCTCGGCGCGCCGGCGGTCAAGATCCTCGCGGATCTGCGTGTGAACCTCAGCCGCATCGAGCGGGCGCTGCACACCCGGCGAGCGTTGGATTTCGATCAAGCGTTCCGAGATCGAGCGGCTCTCGGCGTCCCGCTCGGCACGCTCCGCCTCGTTCCCCTCCTTGTCGGCAGTGGGGTAGACGTCCTTCAGGTACTGATTGACGATCCCCGAGACCGACAGATGGGTCTTGTAGAGCGCCGCGTCCCCCTGCCGCAGGCCGGCCTGGGTCCGAGTCATCTGCTCGTACCAATCTCGGCCGAGCACGACCTCGTCGAGCTTCAAGTTCCGGCCCTTGAAGCTCTCCGGGTCCTGGAGCATCTCCTCGTAGAGTTCGTGGAGGCGCGCGTTCTGTTCCACCAGGCCCACGGCGTTGCCCATCACAGCGTCCGCGCGCTTCGACCAGGCCGCGAGCTCCTCGGGGTGCGCCTCCTGCCAGACCCTCCCGTACTTCATGTGGACGGCGGCCAGGTCTCCGCCTGCGGTCCGAATGGCCCGGTCCACCTCCTGGAAGTTCTCATCGTGCACGGCCTGGGCGGCGGCCTGCTCCCGCCTGGCGGCGGCGCTGATCTCCTGTTCAGCGTCCGCAGTGCGCGCCGCCGTCCAGCCGCGCGTCTTGCCCGCCTCGCGCACCGCGGCGACCCGCGTGCTGATCACCTTCGCCGGCCCCAGCTCGGCCAGGGCCGTCACGTCGATGGGCATGGCGTCGCGGAGTTGGGACGCCAGCAGCGACACCTCCCCGCGCTCGGCGCCATCCTGCACGCCCTTCCTCCACCGGATGCGCGCCGGGTCCAACAGCTGCCCCTCGTAGCGCTCGAAGTAGTCCACGGCCTCCTCGACCATGCCCCGGGAGGTCAGGTCGCCCAGCATGAGCTCGTGGAACTCCGAGCCTCGGGCGAGTTTCTCGGTGTCAATCCAACGGTCTTCGGAGAGGCCTCCGAGCTGGCCGGGGTGCGTGGTGGCATACACCCGGATGCGGTGGTCGATGTCCGTCAGGGCCTCATCGACCGTCTCGACACGCAGCACACCGGCCTGCAGCGCCACGCCCTGCCGGCCCGCATTCAGGCCATCACGGATCGCCCCGGCCATGCCGTCTTCGTACGTCTTGCGGTAGTGGACGGTCCTCTGCTTGGCCTCGTGGGTGTCCACCTGCGTCTTGTGGGACGACATGAGCTTGCGCAGGGGGAGCCTGGCTTTCTTCTGGACGCCAGGAGAGAGGCCTTCGTAGATCTGCGCCATGCGCTCCGCGAAGAAGGTCTCAGCCGCATCCACGGCCCCAAACAGCGCTGGCCCCATACGGTGCGCCAGACCCGGGCCCTCGTGCCCAGGCAGATCGATCTCGTCGCCGTTCATGAGGTGGTCGCTGAACTCAGAGGCCTCCAGCACGGCCAGCTGCGCCGCGTCGAGCTCGGCGCGCTCACGCTCATCGTTGTGTTGGGCGGCCAGGCGGTCCGCGGCGCCGCGCACGTTGCCGTGCAGGCCCGACCCGCCCCCACCTCCGCCGCCTCGGCTGGCGCCAGCGTTGACGTCCATCTGCACGAGCGGGAGCAGCTCGCTCTGGACCGTCTGCTCTTGGATTCGGGGGATCGTCGGCATCGGTCAGTCCACTAGGTTGCCGCTGCTCGGGTGGCCCGGGTTGAAGCCACCGTAGAGCGAGCTCACGCTGCCCCCGCCCCCGCCGCTGCTGGCGGCCTTGATCGCCAGCAGGGCCTCGAGGTGCTTCACCTTGCCGCTGATCCGCAGGCCCCACGCCGTACGCGCGGTGTTGTTCATGGCGCGGCGGGCGTCGAGCTCGCCGATGTAGGCGCTCTCCGCCTGGGCCTCGAGCGCCGAGCCCGAGTCCACCGACGCGCCGCTGGCCGCCAGGCCGGCGAGCTGCTGCCCCACGACCAGGGACGCCCGCCGGCGCAGATCCCGCACGTTCTCGGCGCCCAGCGAGAGCGCGTCGAGCAGCTGGGCGTCGCGCAGGCTGCGGTTCAGCTTGGTGATCCGGGCCGCTTCGGCTTCTTCTTCGCTGACTCCGACCATGCCTAGCGCTCTCCAATCCCGACCTGGTACTCGAGCGCATGGACCGCCATCGGGAGCGGCTCGTCCAGCGCCAGGATCAGCCCGCTCCAGCGGGCCTCGCGGCTGTCGATCTCACACACCACCATGCCGTTGAGCGGTGCGGTGGCCGCTGCGCCCGGGTCTTCATCCACCAGCCGCGTGAGCCTGGCTTCGTCGACCCCCACGGACAGACCGCGGGTGTGCTCGAGCAGCAGGGCCGGTTTGCTGATCGTCATGGTGGCCCCCATCACGCCGAAGCGCTCGTCGAGCACGTCGGGCGGGAGCAGCTGGACGCGCACCGCGATCGGCAGGCCCACCAGCACCACGTCACAGGCCTGGCTTGAGGTCGTGACCTCGCCGAGGTCGATCTGCCCCGAGACCACGGTGAAGGGACCGAGCGGGAGGCCGTTCGCCAGCACGCGCACGTCGCGCCCCTCGAGGTGACCCAGGCCCGTGACCCAGCGATAGAGCGGCATCCAGGCGTCGGCGAGCCCCTGCAGCGTGACCGGCACGTCGTCCAGCAGCGTGACCGTCACCGTGTTGGGGTCGACGTAGGCCGTGATGACGACGTGGATGGCCACGTCCGCCGCGTCGAACAGGCGCGTCGGCCTGCCCACGTCACCGGCCACCGCGATGCCCCCGGAGTTGGTCATCGTGGCGCTGGAGCCCGCCGTCCAGGGTGAGCCCCCCGACAGCGTTTGCGTCACGCCGCCGGCGTGCTCGACCGCCTGGGACGTGAGCGCCGAGTCCAGGAACAGGCCCGAGAGGTGCGGGTCGTCCCCCGCGAAGCCGATCGTGCGGGGTGCCAGGCGCTCGGCGTAGTAGACCGTCGAGCTGTTGACCTCGCGCTGGACGTAGACGTAGACGAGATCCTGGCCTTCCTCGGGGATCACAGTCACGTCGAGCACCTTATCCGTCGACCCGCCGGTGTCATGGCGCGCCCAGGCCCAGAGCTCGCGCTCGGGGTCGTAGGTGAGGCTCAGGAGCACCCCGTCGTCCCGCACCGCAAAGGCGACGGGCTCGGGCGTCTCGGCCCAGGCTAGCTTGGTGATCGTGTGCCCGTGGAACAGGTGCGGGGCCAGGTCGGTGAGGTTGCGGCCCAGGTAGCCGGCGGGGCCACCGGACTCAGGCGCGAAGCGCGCCTCGAGCACCAGCGCGCCCTGGCGGTGGACGTAGAGCAGAGAGCCCCCGGCCCGCACCGCGGCCACCTTGGAGCTGCCCTGGGACGTGACGGAGGTGACCTCGATGTTGCCGGGGGCGACGAGGCCACCCACTGGGCTCAGGATCACAAACGGCCCTGTGGTGCGGACGGCCAGGTCGCCCACGCTGTCGATGCCGACGATGGCGTGGGCCTCGAGCTCGGGAATCGTCAGGTCGAAGGAGTCGGAGGCCAGCACGGGCAGGCCGGAGCGGAAGTTGTAGAAGTCACCCAGGCCGCTGCCCAGCACCCGTAGCGCGGTGTCGTGCCCGCCGGCGAAGATCTGGCGTTGCTTCCAGAAGGTCGAGCAGACCGGCCAGCGCCGGTGCCGGAAGGGCAGCCGGAAGGAGGGCGGCTGGAAGGTCTCGTCCGGATTCGTCACCGCCCCCTTGTCGGTGAACAGGGGGTACTTGGAGCTGCCGATCAGACCGTAGGGCGCTTCGTTGTCGGAGCGGTAGATCAGGTACTCGTCGACCGTGGGGTCCAGGGTCGCGAAGATCATGTAGACCCATGAGCCCGGTGCCCCGAGCGTCGGGGGATCGGCTGTCACCGTCAGCTCGTCCGCGTTGAACGTGACCGCGATGTCAGGGTAGGTCGCGGGCGCGATCGCCGGCCAGGTGAGCACGCCCGCCGAATCATCGAGCGAGAAGCGGTCGAGCGGTGTCGTCGCGTCGAGCGTGATCGTCCAGCTGCGGCCCTGCAGCGCGATGCTGGCGTTCTCATTGGCCAGGTCGCCCGTGGAAGGCGTCACGGAGGAGAAGCCGATCACATCGCCGGTGGCGAACCCGTGCGCTACCGAGTCGACCGCCACGTCGTTGGCGGGGTCAGCGAGCACCGCCGCGTCGATCGTCCCCGCCTTGCTCGCGTTGAGCAGCCCCGCGGCGCTCTCTGCATAGGTGTCCTTCTGGCGCGCCGTGATCTTGTATCGCAGCGTGCCTGTGCCCGCGCCGCCAAGGCTATGGGCGACGGCCAGCGGGCGCGTGATTGCCGGGCGGAAGGCCGCGGGCAGGCACGTCCAGCGCCCATCGCCCCAGCGCACGATCTCGTGCGGCGGGTGGTCCGGGTGGGTGACCATGACCCGGTCTCCTCCGGGCGAGAACTGCAGCTCGGCCAGATCGCTGGTGGGCCAGATGGTCGGCAGCTCCAGCACCGCGGAGGCGCCCTCGAGCGCCAGCGGGTGCCAGTGTTGGTCATCCTGGCCGGCCGTCGTGGGCTCGTTGAGTCCCGCCGCCGAGGTGTGAGTGGCCGCGCAGTAGTAGTAGCCGCCGGACTGGCTGGCGATGGCGCCCACGTCGTAAGCGGTGGCGTCGGCCCAGGGCGCGCCGGCGCCGCTCAGGGCGATGCCCAGGTCCAGCAGCAGGCGAATCCAGCGCGGGCCCACCGCCAGGGTGACCGCGTCATCAGCCGCGAAGCGGATGCCCACGAAGCGCGTGTTGGCGTCGCCGCCGGCCAGCTCGCGCAGCCAGGCCGTGCCCATGCGATTGACCAGGCCGCCGGTCCGGCACGGGATCGCGTTGCGACACAGGGCCAGGCCAGAGGCCACCGCCGGCAGCTCTCGGCGCGCGTGCAGCGCCGGCGTGATCTCGCCCCCGAAGAACCCGCGTTGCGGAATGGCGGGCACGGCTCAGGCCCCCCGGTGGGAGCGGACGAGGGTTCCATCCTGCGGCGGCCGGTTCAGATCCTCATTGGCGTTCTGGGCGCGGGCCATGGCGATGGCGCGCCGGTACTCGATCACGGCGCTTTCCACCACGTCGCCCCCCTTGTTGAAGCTGCGGGCGAGCTCAGCCGCGAAGTTCCACGCCAAGCCGGACGTGGCCAGCTCGGTGAAGGACGCCAGGGGCACGTCCGAGCGGGTGTATTGCAGATGAGCTTCCGTCGGCGGGACGTTGGCCAGGATGATCTTGGTGTCCGCCAGGTCGGCCACCTGGAACGCGAAGCGTCGCTGGCCCTGCCACGCCAGCGGGAGCCAGGACGAGCCGGCCCAGCCGCCCCCCTGCCACTGGCCTTGATCCTCCGAGAAGCGCCAGGCGCGGGCGCAGTCCGTCGGGTAGGCGTAGGCGTAGCCCCACTCGGCGCCCCACAGATCGGTGGCGTCCTGCAGCGAGTCTTCCAGGGTGAGCGTGGCCACCTTGCGCGCGAAGGACCAGGCGTAGTCCTCGAGCGTCTCCGCCAGCTTCTTGGCGTACCAGAACGAGGCCGCTCTGCTCTCGGGCGTCGTGGGCGTGACGCCCGAGAGCAAGCCGCTCCCTGGGTCGGTGATGTCGATGGCGTGGCCCAGGCGGCGGAGCGCCATGTTGGCGATGACCACCTCGGTCCGCGTCATGCGATGACAGCTCCCTGGGGACTACCCGCCCGTGCCAGCGGCCTCGTCGGCGGGCTTCTTCTTCGCCTTCAAGGCGTTGAGCTTGCCCTGCCCGGCCGTCTTCTTCACCGCTTCGGAGACCTGCAGCTGCGCGGCCTTGAGCAGCGCGTTCTCCTTGGCGAGCGCCTTGTTGCTGGCGAGCAGGGCCCTGTGCTCGTCCGCGGCCGCCGAGCCGGGCGCGAACGGGTGCGCCGGCCGGCCCTGGCTCGTCTTGTAGCCCCTGTCCGGGTCACCGTCCACGTACCACTCGGCGAACAGCTCCCGCGCCGCATCCCCGTCCTCCCCCTCGATCGGGCGCGCCCAGGCGGGCGGCGCGGGCGAGTTGGGCAGGCCGCGATTCAGGCGTATGGCGGCCGAGCGCCCCTTCCACGGGACGGGACGCCAGCGGAACACCTGGCCGGGGTAGACGGCGCCCGACGCGTAGCGCAGCACCTCGGCCGTGGCCTTGTCGGTGACGGGGTGGAGCGGCACGAAGCCAGCCGGACGGCCGAGCTTGTTGCCCACCTTGCCGAGCACGTCGGCCGCCAGGGCCTTGAGCATGTAGATGACGCTGGTGTCGGCCATGGCCGTTTCCTCGCGGTGTCAGGGCGTCGCGCCAAGGGGCCACGCGGCCCCTTCGCCGATCATCCGTAATTCTTGCCGGTGTCGAAGCCGGGGTGCACAGCCGGTCCGCCGAGCGGGTGCATGATGATGGTCCAGTCGCCGGCGGTGATGTTGGCGCCGCTGGCGACGTACCGGAAGCTCACGAAGTTGAGCCACGGCGGGACGTTGCCGGTCGGCACCGTGAACGGCAGCACGTAGCCGGCCACCAGCGTGGCCCTGGCGATCGGTCCGGTCGTCCAGTGCACGTTGTGCGAGGTCATGGCCTCCACGGCGCTGGAGATGAGCTGCACCTCCATGAACGAGGCACCGCCGACGACCGAGTCCGTGACCCGGATGGTGCCGTTCAGGTTGTGGCCGGTGCCCATGGGCACGCCGGTGTTGCCCGCCAGCAGGTCGCCCACCTTGAAGGGGTTGGTGGCCAGCTGCGGGGTGGCGGTGAGGACGGCGCGGGTCGCGTCCTCGTCGAAGATGAGTTGCGTGTCGAGAATGCCCATGATTGGTCCTTGATGCGGTGCGGGTGGCGCCGTGCGGGGGTCCGGAGAAGGGTGCCGATCAGCCGACGGGGCTCTCGCCCTCGACGAGCTGGTCCTCGGTGCGCACGTCCAAGCCCATGTAGCGGGTGACGCGCCGACCGTCGATCTGCTCGAAGGAGAAGGCGTTCTGGTGGGTGGTGGCCGCGAACTGACGGCAGAGCGCCTCGCGCATGGTCCGGCTCATGTAGATCATGGTCCGGCCGCCCTCGACGTTGTGGACGCGGCCCACCGCCTGCTCGAGCAGGTACAGGCAGAACGTGCCGTAGTCGGTGAGCTGCTGCGCGCCCGAGATCCCGATGGCCTCGGCCTGGTCGATGTTGGCGATGCGGCAGACCGCGTCCGGGCGCTTGATGGACAAGCCGAAGTGCCAGGAGAAGGTCTCGCAGTAGGCGTAGTAGTTGGCCGCGTTGCCACCGACGGCATCCGTGATGCGCTGGCGCCCGCCCTCGATCCGGCGCAGGCCGGCCTGGCTGCCGCGCGGGTAGATGAACTTGCAGCCCTGGGTCAGATCCCACTTCACCACGAAGATGGAGCACTGGTTGGAGCTGCCGCCGGCGTCGAGCACCTGGTCACCCAGGGCGTCGTAGCGGGGCACGAAGCCCGTGAACTCGTCCGCAGCGGTGAGCTCGTTGCCGTACCAGGTGTAGTACGCGCCGGCCTGGGCTCCGCTCTCGAAGAACGCATTGCCCTCGTCCATGCGGTACTGCGTGATGTTGTCGATGCCGATCAGGTTGAGCTCGTCGATCTCGCTGTTGGCCTCGAGGGCCATCATCGTGTCGATCACGACGCCGGTCGTGCTCTTGGTCGGCGCGACGCCGGCGTTGGCGCGGCGCTTGGCGAAGGGCGGCAGACCCGTGCGCTGGATGGTCTTCTCGGCCAGCGGGAGGTTGCCCTCCTCGACCATGGCGTCGTGGATGACCGGGTAGCTCTGGGCCGCGAGCTCGACGGGCTTGAGCAGCTTGCCGTCTGCGCCCTGGCGGCTCAGGACGTCGTAGAAGTTGTGCGCGCCACCGTGGAGCGTCATATCAGGGCCTCATACGTGAAGGGGTGGATGCGCCTACAGGTCGTTGGGGTACGGCGTGTCGCCGTAGTGGAGTTTCCACTGCTCGCGGTCCGTCATCGGCTTGGCCGGGGCCGCGGGGGTGGGCGTCGCGCGCGCGGCTCCGGTGGGCTCGACGCTCTCGCCGCCGAGCTTGGCAAAGGGCTTGAACACGCTCGGGTTGTAGAGCGCGCCCGATGCGTGCAGCTTGTCGGCGAACTCGGCACCGAAGTGCGACGTGATGAACTGACGCGCCGCTCGGACCGAGCGGCCCATGTTGTCACCACCGACATCGGGGTCGCGCCAGAGCTCGGCCTCCCAGCCCGCCACGCGCTCGGCGCGTTCGGTCTCCGCGAACTCGGCTGCGCGCTGCTCGATCGCGGACTCGCGGGCGATGAAGGTCTGAGCCTGCTCGCCCGAGAGGCCCAGCTCGCCGGCGAAGTCGCGCAGCCCGCCGAGCTCGGCGTCCGTGAAGGTGTGGCCCTCCGGCGCGGCGATGCTGGCGTAGTCGACCGCACCGTCAGCCGGCACCGCTGCGGCCGCCGCTGGATCGGCGGGCGCAGCAGGCGCAGCAGGCGCAGCAGGGGTGGCAGGGGCGGTGGGGGCAGTTTCGGGCTGGCCGGCAGCGTCCCACATCGAAGACGCCGAAGGCTGCCCTCCCGGGGGCTGCGGAGTGGCGCGAACCCCCTCACCGCCCGGAGGGGGCAACACAGTATTCGGATCGACCGGAGCGGGCCCCGGCGTGGCCGGCGTGCTCGGCGTGGCGGGCGGGGCCGCCAGCGGGTCAACGGTTTGCGTCTCTGTCATCGCTCGCGCTCCATGACCCGGAGCAGGACAGGACTCTCCAGCGATTCAAGCCCCTAGCGGCGTGCGGCCACGCGGCGGGCGGCCTTGCGCTCCTGCAGCTGGCGATTCGCCATGAACTCGAGCAGGACCACACGCGCGAGCTGGGCATCGGCCGCGAAGCCGAGGTCTCGCGCGAGCTGCGTCCAGGCTTGCGCCTCGCGTCGCGTGAAGTTGGGCGCCACGCGCTTGCACAACGTCTCCCCCTCGGGCGCGGCGGCGTCTTCTGGCTTCGGGGAGGAGGAGCGCTTGCTACCCATGCCCCTCCTCAACAGCCTCGGGCTCGAGCGCGAACTCGGCCTCGATCGTGGCGGGCAGGCGTGGGTCCAGGTCCATCAGCGTCTTGCGGATCTCGAGGCCAACGGCGCGGCGGCCTTCGGCCTGGCGCGCCGCCTCGCCGCTGCCGGCATGGTGGTAGATGCGGCACACGTCTTGGATCAGGAAGGCGAGCAGCGTCCGCCCTTCTGGAGTCTTCACGGCCGCGCGGTAGGCCTCCTCGACCCGCCGCAGCCGTGCGCGGGACAGCGCGGCCTGGCGGTCGCGGATCCGCTTGAGCAGCGCAGCGCGCTCCTCGTCGTCCTCGGTTGCTCCGGTGGGAAGCTCGCGCCACGGCTCCACCGCTACGGTCTCCGGAGGCCGTTGCCGGCAGGGCACACCGTCAGCGTGACCTTAGGTGTGCCCCCACCGCCAGGGGTCGTGCGGACCCAGATCGGGAGCTGCGTGGTTACCCGGCCTTCCATGGACGCGTTGGTCACCAGCACCGTCACCAGCGCGCCGGAGACATAGTGGCCGTAGCCTTCGTTGCCAGTCGGCTCGTCCGTCTGAGCGCGGTACTGGAGCGTGCCGAACATCGTATCCACCAGCGACTGCGTCGAGATCAGCACCTCACGCGGGAACTCGGAGGCCTCAAGGGCCATCTCCCAATCGCCCTCCGCCTGGATTACGTAGGTCTGGGTGCCTTCGAGATTGGTCAGGGCCGCCATGTCGTCACCTCCGCCATCAGGGCCTCACGCGGCGCCGCCGTCGAGGCCCACTTCACGAGCTGCCCTCGGCCACCATGGCCTCGAGGGCGTTACCGTCTCCCACCTGCGCCGCGGCCAGGTCGCGCGTGGCGCGGGCACTGGACTCGACCTCCTGGATGCGCTGCTGCCGTTGGGCGGCCTGGGCGTCCGCTCGCCGGATCGCCAGCAGCTCGTCCGCCGTGGCGATCAAGCGCTGGGGCACGCCAGACAGCCGGGCGTGCTCCTCGAGCAGCGCGTCGATCTTCGCGCGCGCCCCGTCCAGGGCTGAGGGCAACTGCTGGCCGAGCTCTAGGCGGTATGCCATGTGCCGCTCGATCGGGGCCAGGCCGGCCAGCTTGAGGGCTTCGGCGATCTCGGAGGTGAACTTGACCCGGATGCGTGAGCCGGCCAGGGCCTCGGGCGGCTGGCGCAGGAAGGGTGCGTCCTGCCCCCGGTCCCACCACTCTTGCGCGCGGCGAATCATCTGCCCGCTCGCACGCTCCACCAGCGGCGCGACGAACCCGTCGTAGCGGCGCTGGAGCACCGGGCCGAGCATCGCAGACTTCTCGCCCAGCTTGGCCGCGATCTCCCGGGCCGTGCGGGCGTCGGCGCGCTGATCGCCGGCGAACATCACGAACAGGTCGACGTAATAGAGGTCGCGGATCTCCCGCGCGTAGCGCTCCTGGTGCTCGTCGAGATACTGCACCGGGGTGCGCACCTCGAACAGCGGGCGAGCCAGCGTCTCTTTGCCCGTGGCCTGCGTGTCGATCGTCAGCGCGCGCGCCAGGGTGCTGACGGGCGAGTCCTCGAGGCCCGGGCCGCCCACGATCGGCGGGGCGTTCATCTTCTCGACCGCCTCGAGGTACATGCGCTCCATCGACTGCAGGCACCCGTTGAGCCCCAGCGTGTCGATGCCAGGGCTGGAGACGCCGTACTCGTCGTCCGACGCCCGGCTCCAGCGGTCCACCAGCACGGGGAACTCGTGGTAGCCGCCGCGGCCGAGCACGCCGTCCCCGACGCGGATCGCCACACCGCTCACGTCCTGGCCGTCACGCCGGCCGCCGGTGGTTGCGTCCGGCCCCTCCCAATACACCTCACGCCAGGGGAAGGCCTCGAGGTTGCGGTGCGGGTCGTCCCACGCCGGCCACGCGGAGGTCGGCGCGATCCGGTGGCGGATCGTCAGCTTGGTGCCGTAGTTGCCGCGCTGCAGCTCCTGCTGTGAGGCCGCGGACAGCTGTTCCTTGCCCCACTGCTCGGCCGCTTCGGCCACGGTCATGGTCCAGCTGCGAGTGATCGCGTTGACGCGGCCGGTCCGGTCGTTGCCCAGGCGGTACGAGCCGATCGGCAGGGACTCGAAGCGCGAGAGCGTCTCGTCGTCATCCCAGGCCGCCATCGCCCCGGTGCCGACATCGAGGGCATCCCGGCCCGTCGCCGCCATCTGGTCGTAGAGGTTGGACCGCTCGAACATGAGCAGCAGCGCGTCCGTGAACTCCTCGAGCCACTCCGTTACCAGCGGCGTGGGGCGCAGGGCGTCCACGCCCAGCGAGATCCAAGGCCGCGCGGGGCTCGCGGTGCCGTGCTGCATCCCGGCCTCTGCGATGTTCCCGGCGCTGCGGGCGATCGGGCGCAGCACGCGCGGGTTGCGCCGGTCGGTGCGCGTGGGGTGGGCAAACCACTTAGCGCGGGTCGGGCGGGTGAGGCTCACGGCCTCCTGCCAGACGGGCAGCATGTCCTGGTAGGCCGGCTCGAGCTGGTCCGCCAGGCGGTCCAGCGCGCGGCGAGTCATGGCGCCGGCCATCACGTCAGAAGCCCAGCGAATCCGGCTTGCTGATCTCCGGGGATACGGAGCGGCCGGCACCCGTGGTCAGGTCCGAGAGACCGAAAGCGCCCAGCCGGCGCTTGCGGAGCTCCTTCGCCCGCATGCGAGCGGCCTTCTCGTCGGCCGCGTTCGAGATCTGCGGGCCGAATCTCTCGCGCTGGAGCCGCTGCCGGTACCTCTCCGGCATGAAGTCCAGCTCGAACAGCGCCAGTGGGTCGAAGGGAGTGGCCACTCCCCGAGCAGGACAGGACTCTCGGCTGATTCAAGACCCCGGCACCCACTCGCCGCCGTAGTCGACCCCCTGCGATCGGCGCGGCTGCTTGGCTGCCCACATGGCCGCAGCCTGCGGGTGGCCCGGATGGACACCTCGAGGAGCCACGTCCTGGGCGTAGGTCAGGGCCAGCGAGGAGCCCCAGTCCGGCGACCGCTTGAGCTTGCGGCGCACGCTCTCGCCGTCCTCGATGAACAGCCGATCACGGACGTAGGTGTAGGTCGGGGTGGCCAGGTCTCCGACGTAGGCCTCGACGCTGGCCGGCAGCGCCAGGCTGTCGATCACGTCCCGGGTCATGCGCCACCACATGCCGCTACGCTTGTTGGCCATGCGTGGGTCTTGATCCGAGCCGCTGAAGCAGACCCCCGTCGGCTTGAACTTCATCGCCTTGAGCTGGTCGATCCAGGAGCCGCCGTAGCCGCCCGTGTCGTCGATGAACATGGCATCGGCGTCTCGCTCACCCCAGATCCGCGCGGTCACGGCGGCGCCCTGGTGGCCGTCCACCTGGGACAACACCGTCGGCTCCCAGACCATCGAATGCTGGCGCGGCGTGATGATCGACTTGTCGAGACCGAAGCGGGCCACGTCGATGCCGAGCAGCATCGCCGCCCACTCGTAGGCGGCCGGCTGCGGCGCACGGGTCATGGCCTCGCGCACCTGGTCCTCGGTCACCAGCGTGTTGAGGGCGTGCAGCGGATAGCGGCCGAGCACGTAGACCCGGACCCAGGGGTCATCCCGGCCCAGCTTGGCCTTGTCGATCCAGCGTTGGGCCAGCTCAACAGGCACCAGCGGCGAGCGGTTCGGGTCGTCCGGGTCCGACGAGACACAGATGACCTTGTAGTCCAGGCAGTCCCGGACGCTCTTGTCGTAGAGCAGGCCCTCGGTGCTGTCGGGGTTACCCGAGAGGAGGATGCACCCGTCGGTGCACGAGGTCATGGCCTGCTCGCAGCGGTCCCCGATGATCTTGGCGACCGTGCCCACCTCGTCGCCCAGCAGGATTCCGAACTTGGGGTGAAAGCCGCTGAAGCTCTTGCCCTGGGTGGTGGGGTCGGCGTCCTTGCGCCAGCTGCGGAACACGATCGAGCGCGCGTCGCTGCGGTCGCGCAGGCGGATCTCCTCGCTCGTCTGCTCGTACAGCCGCTCCAGGAAGGGGGAGCCCGAGATCCACTTGCGAAACTCGGATTTCAGCCCCAGCTTGAGCTGGCCGTGATCGCACGAGAAGGCCAGCCCGCGGGGCACCTCGAAGCCATCCCCGCCGATCGTCAGCCGGCGCATGCCCTCCCACACCTCGAGCGCTGTCTTGCCCGTGCCCGCGCTGGCCTGCTGGACGAGCCGGCGCTGCCCAGGCACTGAGAGGTGCTCGAGGCCCTCCACCTGAGACGGCGCGAGCTCGACCCAGGGCCAGTTGTCGCGGACGAACGCGACCCCGCCCGTGCCGGGCGCTGCCCAGCTCCGCAGGCGGTCGACCCCCACCGCGTCCGCGCGCTCGGTCATCCTTCGGCGGGTGCCTCTGGCTCGTCCGCCGGGGGATCACCCTCGGGCTCGGTCAGCGGCCACGGCACAGGCCCCAGATCCAGCGCCTCCGACACCTCCTCGAGGTGAGCGCGGGCCTGGCGCTGCAGGTCGGCCAGCAGCGCGATCGAGCGCGCGCCCATCTGCTCCGACGCCGACAGCTCCACGTCGGCGGGCTTGCCGGCCAGGAGCTCGAGCGTCTGTTCATGCAGCGTGATCGCCCCGCCCTCGCCCAGCGCCGTGGCGATGTGAGTCAGTACCTGCTGGCACGCGACGTAGGCCGGGACGGCCGCTGGCGCCTGGCTGAAGCCGCCGGCGCCGTCCGGCAGGAGGATCGAGCCGTTGGCCTTGGCTGCGCGCCGCTGGTGACGGTTGGGCTGCTGCCCGCCGGGCAAGTGGCCGATGACCCGGTTGGCCATCAGCCTGAGGTCAAGGGGGGCGACTGAGCCTGGATCTCGTCCCAATCCGGCTCGTTGACCGCAATGGCGGCGTTGGCCTGCATCGACACCTGGTGGAGCTGGCGCAGGGCCAGCGTCTGCTCAGCGCTCGGCGGCGTCAGCTCCTGGATGGTCTGCGCCAGAACGCCGGCGGCAGCTCGGAGCTTGGTGTAGCGGGCGGCCTGGCCATTCGTGGGCCGGTGGTACGAGAACAGACGAGCAACGTCGAGCGGCATCGAGCCACCTCCAGGGGGGGAGGGGCTCCGGGAGAGCGCAGAGTGCCAGCTCGCGCCGGGCGAGGCTAGGTCTCGTCTTCGCCGCGCATGACCGCGAGCAGATCGCCCAGCGTGTCCTCGGTGGCCTTCTCGAGGCCCACCGCCCGCGGGATGCGCTTGCCGTAGAGCTTGTGAAACTCCTCCTCGTCGATGCGTGAGAGGTAGTAGACCAACGCCTCGTCGTCCGAGCCCAGCTTCTTGCGCGTGCGCTTGGCCAGCTCTCGAGCGCGCTGGATCGCGGCCTGGTCGAGCAGGTCGTGAATGTCGCGCGTGGCCTTGTTGGGCGTGCCCTTCTGCCGGCCGCCGGTCTTGTGGCGGCCGGGCTTGAAGGCGCCGTCTGGGCTCTCACCCACCTCTATTTCACCTCTACTTTAGAGCGAGGCGGTGGCTGGCCGGGTGCGAGCAACCAACCGCTGGCCAACGGAGCGCCAGGGGAGACGGTGAGCACATTGTCCGGGAGCTCGAGGAAGCGGGGCACGAACCCCTCCAGGTCCGCAGCGGCCGGTGGCGGAACGCGCCGGACCAGCTCGACGGATCGACTCTCGCCGGGATGCGCCAGGTCGACGCCAATCCTCTGAGCGCGATTGCGTCTCCGGCTGGCCGGCAGCGCGAACGCCACGCACCCCGCCACACCGGCCAGGGACGACAGGAAGCGACGGCGGTTCACGTCAGGCCCGCCCGCGAAGAAGGCGGGTAGACCGAATCGAAGCCCGGGCGGTAGAGCTTGGACAGGGCATCCAGCGTGGTTCCGTCCAGGCCGAATGTTGCACAGGCCACCTCACCCGGGGCCGTCAGCAGCTGCGCCGCGATCTCCGTTCTACGGGCCACCTGGACCTCGCCGGCGATGTACAGCGCCACCCCGCTGAGGTCTCCGGCGATGAGCCCTCGGTGGTGCGCGCAGCAGGGCCGCACAGTCGCGGTGGACGACGACGACCAGACATCGACACGCAGCGAGTGGTGCACATAGCCGTGATCCGCCGCCAACTGCGACAGCGCCTGTGGTGCGAGCAGTCGGAACGTCCCCGCATCCGTCACCACGAAGTGGTCCCAGCTGAGTGGGGTGCGCGCTGCCGTCCCCGGGCTCGCGGTGAGCACACCACGCCCGCTCCCGAACCTCCGGACCGGCGGCAGCGCGCCCACCACGCACCCCGCCACACCGGCCAGTAGGGCCTCACGCCTCGTCAGCTTGTCCATCACGCCTCCCGCTTCGCTCCAAGGCGGAGAACGCGCCGGGATCGGCCCCGCCAGGACAGATCCCAGCCTATCACCCGCGGGGTGCCGGCGAGAAAACCCGGGGCACCTCTTGTGCTGCAGCCCTGCAGCACCGATACCCATGGCGTCGGGCGGCGCGATGGCGCGTTGCCGGTGGAGACCCGACGGGGACTGATTCATGGCCCGAAGCACCTACCTTCTGACGCAACGCGCCTCTGGCGCGGGTCGGCGTGCGGGTGAGCGTGTGGCTGTCTCCACGGCCCCCTCTCCGCGCGCCGGCCAACTTTCCCGCGGCCGTCACAACACGGCAACGCGGCAGGCGCTACGGTCGCTCCAGCGGTTGGGTTGCAAGCGGGAGCAATCCCTTGGCGCAGCCCCGACTCAACAAGACCGACAATCCCGGTTGTCCGTCCAGTTGGAGCCCTGCGGCCCCCTTCCTGGCCAGCACGGCCCCTACCCAATCCATCGGTTCTGGTCCATATTCGGGTCAGAAGATCGAGTCCGTGGGGCGGGCTCGGGGGGATCGGGCGGCGACGCCCTGGCCGAGGGGAGCGGACGGCGTGGGCGCCGTGCGGGACTGGATCACTGCGATGGAGGCCCAGCGTCTCGCGCCGAACACGGTGCGGGGCTACAGCAGCGACGTATCCCACGCGCTGAGCTGGCTGGAGAGCCAGGGGCACGCGCGCCTCGAGGACATCACCACGGCCTCGCTGCGGTCCTGGCTGGTCAGCTCGCGCGAGAACTCGGCCCGCACCACCCGCCGCTGGCAGGCCAGCCTGCGCGCCTTCTTCCGCTGGGCCGTCGAGGACGGCCTGCTGCTCACCGACCCCGCCAAGCGCCTGCGCCCGGTGCGCGTGCCCAAGACGCTGCCCAAGTACCTCACGCCGGCCCAGGTCCGCACGCTGCTCGACGCCGTGCCCCTCTCCAACCCGTTCCGGGAGCGGGACTATGCGCTCATCCTCTGGCTGTTCGAGACGGGCTGTCGCATCGGGGAGACGCTCAACCTGCAGCTCTCGGCGCTCGATCTGTCCACCCGCTCGGCTCGCATGATGGGCAAGGGCTCCAAAGAGCGCCTGGTGGCGTTCGGGGACGCCACGGCCACGGCGCTGGGCCGCTGGATCGAGGCGCGGGACCGCCACCTCGAGCAGCACGGCCTGGCAGATGCCGGCTGGGTCTTCGCGACCCGGAGCGGCAACGGCATCCAGCACTCGGCCTGGGACAAGGCCCTCAAGTGCTACGCGCGCAAGGCCAAGCTGCCGTTCACGGTGTCCAGCCACATGCTCCGGCACAGCTTCGCCACGGCGCTCTGGGAGGGGGGCATCGACCCCTTCGTGCTGCGCGACCTCATGGGTCACGCCAGCCTGGACAGCACCGCGATCTACACCCACGTCTCGGACGCTCGCCGGCGCGCGGCCTACGACGCCACCTTCCCGCAGCTGTAGCGCGCCCACCGCGCGCTCGCGCGGG